GTTGCATCTGTTACATCTGCTGCTGCTTCAATAGCATTTAATTTAGAATGATCAGCATCAGTGAATACGTTTGAGTCAGTGGCTGCTTCAACTGCGGTTCTGATTTCTGCATCAGTTTGGTCTGCGGTTGCACTTGCTTCTATTGCTGCTAGTTTATTAGAATCTGCTGTTGGATATGTTACTTTTGCTGTGTTTGCAGTAATTGCACTTGCTTGTGCAGATGATATTCCTGTCTTTGCAGTATTTGCTGCTACTGCTGAATTGTTTGCCACCTCTGTATCAAAGTCAGATACATCTGCTGCAACAACTGTTATTGTATTACTTGACGTATTGATTGTTTTATTTGTTACAGTATCAGTTGATGATGGTGTGTAACTTGATATACTGTTTTCAATAATTTGATAAAATGTTGTACCTCTTCTTTGAAGAACTAGAGGAATTGTTTCTGATAATGTGATACTTGCAGCACTAGTTGTGATGATTGCAGATTGTCCAGATCCTGGAGTTTGATTATGTCTTACGGTAATTGTATCACCAGAATCAGCAAATATATACATTATATCATTAGCGGCAGTTTCTGAATAAGTAATGAAATCTAAATCGTCAGCAGTCCCCGATTCTGCTGCTACAACGGTTGCTGTATCTACAGGGGTGATTGCTCCTGTTGCTATTGTTTTAGTACTCTCTGTAAATCCCAACATACCAGAAGCTGAAGGTGCTTCATTCCATTCATTAGAACCTATAGGAACACTTGGATCATCAGGATATGTACTTGTATTTACTTGGGTAGCGTGTTTACCCCATCCGCTTCTAGCCAACTTTTACCACCACATTTTCTTTAGTTTGGACTTTATCATTTAAACCTTCTTGTGGAGTATGATTTAACTTCTCAAGTAGTTTAAAAATACCACTCATGGTTATAGACAAATGTCTATACTCCGTTGAATGTATGGTTTACGAATATTTTGAGTGTGTCACTTGTAGTTTTATCAAAACTAGTAATGCTAAAGTGTGTTAGTAGTTTTGTTCCACTAGCTGGACTTGCGGCACCTACGTGTATACATCCACCAATAAGGGCTGATGCACTAAAGTCGGATGTAGTCCAACTTGTTCTCCATGTAACAATATCTGTACCTGCTCCTGTGTTGTCAGAGTCACCGTCATTGGTTTTTGGATATGTTGAATCAATGACTTTTCTAGATGCTGTTACTGGTGTAGTTACGCTTGTATAAGTGTCACCTTTTGCTGGAGTGGCTGAACCTGTTCTAAGTTCCATTCTTCCACTTGCTCCGTCAAAGTCGCTTGTTGGAGTTTCTCCAACTGCTTGTTGTGCATAGAATAAGTCACCGTCATCGGTAACAATATTTTTTGCATAGTACCAAGTCTTATCACCATTAATAGACTCTTTAACTATACAAATATTTAAGTCCGGATTAATCTGATTTCCTACTGGTTTATTTGATTCTGTTAGATGTAACATTATACTTAACTTCAGGTTGTGGTAGTATTTAAAGATTATTTGCTATACCAGATACTTCCGCATTTTATACAACTTATTTCCTTATCAAATTTTTCTGGTATAATAAATTTCCAATGGCAACATGGACATTCTGTGTTATAATTCATGAATAATGTTAAAATCTTTCTGTTATAAGTCTTTCGTTTCTAATCTTCTATCTGTGCTTCTACTTGTTTAGAAAATTCAATTCTTAAATTAAATATTTTTTCCTCTATATTGTCTAGTAGAATTAAATCCGTATTTTTTTTAAGGTTATATTCATCAATGGTTTTAGTTAATATTTTTATTTTCCTGAGAGTATTTATATAATTTATCATATTATATCTGTTCTCTGTAAATTGTACCAGAACCACCTGCTCCACCATCTTGTCCTCCTACACTTCCTTGTCCTCCTCCATTACTACCACCAGCTGGACTAGGAGAGTTAGCACCATTACCAACACTGTTAGAAGCAAGTCCGGCTGCACCGCCACCTACACTAATAGTACCATTTTCATTAAATATTTGATACATTAAATATATAACCCCTCCTGAACCTCCACCACCGCCTGAACCAGGTGATCCACCTCCTCCACTACCTCCACCACCATTATTAGATGCTTGACCCTTTACTCCAGCTCCTCCAGCTGCTCCAGCTCCTCCATCTCCTCCAGTAGAAATAAGAGTTCCACCAGCATTTAAATTAATAATTCTTGCAACAATAAATACTGAGGTTGTACCAGTACCACCAGTACCACCAGCTCCTCCACTACCTCCAGCTCCTCCATTACCTGTACCATTATATGCGTTACCATATTTACCGCCACCGCCACCACCGCCTCCAGCTCCTCCACTACCTCCTCCACCGCCTCCTGAAGATAGAGATGGGGTTGTTTGTATAGTTGTTAATAAACTTCCTAAAGATGTTGTTAATGTTCCACCTGCTCCTCCAGCTCCACCTGCTCCGCCACTTACTCCACCTGCTCCACCTGGTCTACCACCACCACCGCCATTACCGCCACCGCCTCCACCACCGCCTGTACCTTGTCCTCCAGACCCACCGCCTGTACCTGGTCCGGCTGCACCGCCTGCGGCTCCAGATAAACCAGAATCAGTTCCACTAGATCCAGTTCCACCAGAACCACCTGTTCCACCAGCAGAAGGAGCAGCTGCATTTGGTCCACGTCCACCGCCTCCAGAGCCTGCTCCACCAGCTCCTCCACTACCTCCTGATATTGTAGTTCCTTTAATAATACCATTTATATTTAATTCATTTTTTACAAATGGACATATACCTGAATTAATAGTAAGAGTTACACCTGAATTAATTGTTAAATTATTATAATATTTTTGGGTTGATAACGTTGTATTTGATGATATTGTTACATCACCATCTTGTCCATTACCATAAAATATATTAGATTTAGTACCACTTGTAATTACTACATCATCAGTACTTGTAGCTGTTACACTAGAACCATCAGTTGTTGCTGTACCTATAAATAAGGAATCAGTTGGTGTTGTACCAGTAGTGTTAGAAGTAAAATCCCATGATTCTGCTTCAGAGTTTGAATCTCTTGTCAATGTTATATAAATGTAATTTGTTGAACTTGCTGATAAACTTGATTTAGATGATGATGTTGAATTATTAATATAAAGCCCTTTTAATCTACCTACACCTGTTGCTATATTTACTGCTAGTCCTGATCCAGCTGATAGTGTAAAACCTGATTTAACATAATTATTTAAAATATCATCACCAAAAAATGATTCAAAGTCAGATGGTTCTATGACTTTAGCTGAAATACTATCTGAACGTGGTATAAGGATCTTTGCCATGACTACCTATTTATATTCTATCTGATATTTAAATATTATTATAGACTCAACTGCCATTCAACTATTGCACGTTTAGATGATGTTTTTACAAGTGGAGTACTGTCAATTTGTCTTGCTAATAACACTGGTGTACCTTGATTATCTCTTAAACCAAGTTCATTCCATGTAAAATTAGCTTCTGAATATCCAAAATCAGCTGATATAAATAAGGTTGTACCAACATATACTCTGTCTGCCTGAACTATATTAGACCATAATTTATTAGTTGGTGCTTGTAAATCTGTTTGAGATGCAGCTGCCGCTGTAGTAGAATCTCCTACACCTATATCATTAGCATATCCACCACCTAAATTACCAATATATTTAAGAAGTGATTCTTTACCTACATCAACTATAAGATTTTTAATAGTTTTATTATAAACTTCTTTTTCAGTTCCATCTGATTGTTTTTCCCATGCTCTGACTTTAACATGACCATTTAATGGTATAATTTGATTACTCACTTACATACACACTCCCTGTGACTCTGCTTCCATATGTACCACTTCCGTAATTATTATCATTCTTATCATATATAACAGGAGTATCACCCATATTTAAGGATTCAGTAAAATTTTCAGTTATAATCTGTATGACTATATCATTAACAGTTATAATATCTTCTAATGACTCATAATCTCTTATTTCCTTTATTGTTGTTAATGCACCTTCAACATCATGTATTTTTCTTACTACATCGCGTTCATATTCAAAGTAATCAAAGTAATATTCACCTGCATCTATAGATGTATGATATTCTGGATAATTGTATTCAATAACTCGTACAACAAACTCTCCAGATATATTACTATTTGTATTTGTTAAAAACACAATATCATTTTCCTGAATAGAATTATAAAGTGTTGGTATTTCAACTTTGATTTTTTGCTCAACTTCTTTATGTCTATTTAGATATGACTGTATAAATCTAACACCATCACCTCTATTATCAATCCAATTTAATACTAATCTTTTAGCATGAACACCATATTTATCTATACTTGATTGTCTTTTACCCTGTATAACCATAGGTTCTTCATATGTATAATCAACCTCTATATTATTTGATCCTGAAGCTGGAGCTGATGTAAATGTGATTTTTTTACCTACACTATCCATTATGTAATCTTCTTCAGGTGTTTTTTCTACACCTCCAATTTTTACTCTGGTTGTAACTGCACCATAATTTAATATAAATTCTGTTGTTGATCCATCACCTGACAATGTTTCTATTGTACTGTATCTTAATCTCTGACCAATTATAGTTAAATCGTTAACTATCTGTGTATCATCATAACCATTTTTTAATATTTTCACATTAGTACCATGTGTAAGATTAATTACTGTTGAATTAAATTTTATTTTGTCAAATATAAATTCTTGTAATGCGTTTGTATAAAATAATCTATTTGTTATACTTGCAAAATCTTTTATTATATCAACTAATTTACCATCAGCTGTATATTTTGTCAATGTTATACCTGAAGCTCCACTTGAACTTTTATATGTAAAATTTGTATTTTTGGTAATTAAATCTTCTACTATAAATTCTGGGGTCTGGTTATCATATGCATCACCTCTTATTTCTGTTTCTGCTAACACCTTACCAAAACTCTGAGCTGTTATTTTTTTAACCTTTGTTTCATCTTCTATTTTAGTTACAAATCCTCCAAATTTCATAGTAGAACGTGAATTTCTATTTGAGTATAAATTTGATGCTTCTACAACTTCTGCATTATAATCCTTATAAATTCGAAGTCTTGCAATGTTACCACTATAATAACCTGTAGAATAATCTCTTCCTATTACTAATGATTCTGTATTAGTTAGATCACCTGCTATAGTTGCACTTCCTTTGGATACATCATTAATAAATAATGTAACTAAATTATTTTCATCTCTTACAACTCGTATTAATACTAATGAAGTTCCATTATATCCTGCTGTAGAACTAGTTATTGTTGTTCCGTTAATATCAACGGTTACGTCCCCGGAGGTTGTACCATTAACTGATATTGCTACACCATCACTTGTTGAACTCCTCTTAGATAATAAATATTCTTGAGTTGTACTTGACCAGTTAGCCCATATAAATATATCAAACTTTCCTGATAAATCTAAAGTATTATTATCTGGAATTGATATCATTGAACTAGTACCATTGAATAATGCTATCTTATCATCCCATGAACCATCACCATATGTTATATCTGTAGCTGTACCATGATTGTTATTACCACTTTCATCTTTCTCTGTGTTTTGAAAATTATATATTGCTGATAGATTATCCAATGATATCATATCTTGTAAATAATATAATGTATTATTGGTTTCGACTGTTTCAAATGGTTTAAGTTCCGTCTCTAATTGATCTATAGCTCGCTCTCCTTCTTTTTTAAGATTTAATCTAATAGGAATTATGGATGAACCATCCAATATCATCTTTATTTTCATTATTCACTCACTGTAATTACATCGCCTACAGCAAAGTCTATCATTGCATTCCATGTAGCAGGATCAGTTGCACTTTTTTGCATTGATATTCTTGTAATAGAACCATATTTACTTACAACATTTTTATTATTAGTATCATCCCATATAACAAACCTATGTTTATCATTTGTACCCATACCTATTTTCTCAAATACCTCTAAAAAGAACACCATTTGACCGTTTGTTGTGAGTGTACTCCAAGATGATGAGTCACTAGTTCTTGTAAATGATGTTATTTCTGTTCCTGCATAGTTAAATATTGGTGATGTATCCTCTTCTTTTATAATCCATGAAAATGTTATTCTTTCAGTATTACCTTCTGCCTTTGTAAGTATTGCCTCATCACTTGGTGATTCAGGTAATGCAAATAATTGTGATGGTATTTCTAATGATTGATCATATGATGATATGTTTCTAGCCTCATATTGATATTCTCTTTGTTGAGATGATACTAATTTCATATTATATTTTTCAATAAATATTTTTAATTCTGTCAAAGTATTCCTCTCCTACTATTAGACTCTAATAACCACCTTTGTATTAAAGGTTTAAGTTTTGTATAATCAGCCTCTTTACTCACATTTCCTATGTTTATATTAATCACATTATATATGGTACCACCACTTGATTTACCTTCTGGTGTGATTATCTCTCTACCAGCTTCTCCAAACTTATATTTTTGTCCAGTTTGAGCACCTATACCGAATATAGGTTCTGATATAACTCCACCTTTTGCCATACCTGTATAATCTTGCCAGTCAACCACACCATCCCCATTTTTATCTTCATCATATCCTGTACTTCCACCTGCTGCCGCAGTATCCCTAGCATTACCAGTATTTGTATTATATGCATTAGTTTTATCATGTGCTATATAATCATCAAGATATTTATTAAGACTGTTAAGACGGTCTCGTGTCATTGTTCCTGATGGTATTACTAACCATTCACCAGTTATTTTTTTATATTTCTTTTGTAAAGCATATATTTCTGAAGCCGTTGCCATTTTACCCCCTGATGTTTCACTACCACCGCCACTAAAAGAACCTCCTCCAGCATTAAGGGAATTATTTGTTTGAACTAAATCAGAATCGGCTTTACCTGTTTGACCATATAAACCATATGTGGTTCTTGCTGTAATTTGTTGTCCTATTAATGAACGAAGTCTTTCAGCAAGTTCATCTCTAGCATCTGTTATTATATCACCTATATCGTTAAGTATTTGTGCTGTTCCAATACCATGTTTCTTTGCACTAATAAAATAATTAAGTAACATATTTGTTTCTTGTGCTGATAATTCTGAGTCTAGTTTCATTTTTGCAATATTCTTAGCAAATTCCTGTGCCTCATTATATGCATCACTACCTTCTTCACCAAATTGATCCATGAAATTACCTATATTAACACCACCCTTACCGCCTCTACCATCAAACCATTCTGGATGAAGTTCTTTAGATATTGCAATTTCTTTTTCTAGGGGTGTCATTTCTTTTTTACCTATACCTAATAATGCATCAGTTGCTTTTTCAGCTGATTCTGTGAGTTCATCCAAAGTTTTACCAGTATTTGTAACTGTTATTCCAAACATACCAAGTCCATCATTAAAATCATCAAATGTTATAGAGTCAACAATATCTTTTGTTAAATTACCCATATGCATCCATTCCTTTGCCCTTTCCCACATTTCTATTTCATCTTGGTCAGGTATATCTTTACCTTTTTCCATTTCTAACATTCTATCAATCTTCCAATCTTTTATAGGATCATAATTTTGAGCCCAACCAAATTGACTATTATCTTTATCTTCCCAAGGTCTGAATGCCCCTTCACCCTCATTTAATGATTTGTCAAATCTACCAGAAGGAGCTACAAAATTCATCCATGAAGTCCATAAAGGTATTATTGCAGTTAATATTGCTTGTTTAATACTTTCACCTGGTTTAAGGAAAAATCCTAATAATCCTTTACCTATTTTTTCACCGAGATTCATCATACCTTTACCTTGTTTAGCCATAGGAATTGCTATGTTTTTCAAGAAGAAAAATACAAGAGGTCTTAACATTCCTCCTATAAAGTCTCCTATAGGTCTTAAGAATAATGTCATTGCAGTATTAAATAATTTCATCATAGCTTGTAACATAGGAGATGAATCAAATAATTTCTTTCCTATCATTCCACCGATACCTATAATACCTGCTTTTGTAAAGAATCCTAATCCTTTCTTTTTCTTTTCTGTTTCATCTTCTCCACTAGAACCACCAGTACCTTTACCTCCACCAAATAATTTACTAATATTATTTTTTAATCCTCCAAATGCTTTTACATATGATGGAGATTCTAAACCTTGTTCTCCTCTTAATGCTCTGGATATAGGATTTACATCTCTCAATGAACCTTTTACATCATTATATTTTGCTCGTTTATCTTTCATCCATGGTTTAAATTTATCAACTGTTTGTTTTCTAATATATTTACTTATGATTGATGATGAAGATTCATATGCATTATTTCCTAAATCTTCAGGAGAAACACCCCCACTTGAACCATTAAATTCAGCGTTTTTGATTAAACTTGATAATAGAGAAGGTGTTCTTGATTTGGATGTATATCCAGGATTACTTCTAGATGAAGTGTCAACATTTTGTTCTGTTAAACTAGGATACTTTCTACTAAATACATTTGTTACTCTAGATTGATTAGACATAAATAATCTTTCTGCTAATCCAGCACTACCTTTAACCCCAGCAGGTGCTAATGACATATGTAATTTCTTTAATTCTTTTACTAAATTAGCATTATTAGTTTCATTTAGTTTAGTAGATTTAGTCATTATTGCTGATAATTTATCTAATCCTACACCCATTGCTTGTTTATGAGAATCCTTATGGAAATTCATATTGGAACCTTTTCTAAATAATTTTTTAAATTGATTTAACTGTGCACCTTGTGCTTTAAATGCTTCTCTGTAGATGCCAGCAGCTTTTGTCAAGTCATCTATAGACTTTATAGTCTTAGAATCAAATCCTAATGCAAAATCTTTACCAGTATCAACCATACTACTTTATAAGACTTTTCCTATTATTTAAATTTCTCTTGGATTTCTTCCTAGGTTTTGCTACTCTTTGATCGCCTATTGGAGTTGTATTAACCCTCTTATTACCCATAGCATTACTCATTTCTTGTTTATATGTAATCATTGTATTCTTTAGATATTGCCAAGGTTGTCTATCTGTCTGTTCCTTATCCCACCCGAATTGGGATGCAGTTGCAGCGTAGATTTGATATTTTAGTTTATCGTAAGAGGTGAGTCTTCGAATGGCTTCATCGTCTGGCTCAAATAATCCCCTAAAGGGTATGATGCCACCACCTTATCTGCTATTTTTAATAATATTTTATAACCCACTTTTTCTATTCCTTCCTCAGTAATTTCAAATGGTGCTTTTGTTAAAGCATTTAATAATATAGCTTTTCTATATCCTTGAACATTTGTTAACATTTTAGATTCATCTGAAATATCTGCACATTCTCTAATGATTTTCTCAAATACTCCGAATGACATATCATCGTCATATTCTATAGGTTCTTTTTTACCTTTATAATCTATTGTAAATTTCTTTATAGTCATACAAATATATGTAAAATAGTTGTATAAAAGTCTATCTATAATGCAGTTGTTATACTGTTATTTGCGATGATTGTTGCACCTCTTGCTTCCCAGTTAATTGTTTCAAATACTGGGTCTACTGGTCTAATACCATCAACAGATTGACTATCTATTGCAACACCATAAATATTCATTGTAATTGTTTTCTCAGATGCACCACTTGCTCCATTAGTGAATTTTAATTCTAATGCGGTGTTTGAACCAGAGTAAATTTCTGTTGTTGGAGTAGTTTCAATTTGGTTTAATAATTGTTTAAACATTGCATCATCTTTCCATGAGGCTTGGAATGAACCGTTAATGTCAAACCCTTGTCTATATGCTGCGGTTGCTTTATGTGATCCAATTCTGTATAATAGATTGACGTTTTGTGTAAATGCAACACTGACACTTTGTACTTCTGCTACTGTTGCCAATGATGAACCGTTATACCATTTTAATGATCCATGTGCGAATGTATAAGGAAAATTAATATCATCTGCTGGTGGGGATGTATCGAAATCTGAAACTGTATTTGATGGATCTGCTTCACTTCCATAAGTGATATCAGCTGAAACATTAACTAAATCATCTACTGCTGTACTGATATTTAATCCTGTTAAAACTCCACCTAACATACTTCTTACTACTGTTGCATTTGTTGCGTCTTCTGCCTGGAATCCAATCTCACATGAGATAGGCTGAACAGTTTTTGGTTGTCCGTTTGATGCATGAGGATAAGTATGTGTAAAATCTGATGCAGAGCCTGTTGTTGAAGGTGTTCCGTATAATGCTTTAAAAACCCAAGGATTTGATAGTACAAAATCTACTGATAAAGAACCATTCTGTTGACCATATGCGAATGCCTCTCTTTCAATTTGACCTAATTTTCTGAGGTCTTTTCTAGAGTTATTTACAGACCAGTTACCTACTGACTGTTGTAGACCAAATGGCTTGGTCATGGAACTAGATTTTGTGGCAAACGTTGTTTCCCATCCATATTTAAGATAACTATTAGCACCAGTTCGAACCATTTTACTCACTTATTAGATAGCGTATTAGTATTTAAATATTATTAAGGGTTAAGTTTCCTATATCTTACTTCCAATACATGTCTGAACAAATTACGATAAAGACTGTTAAGGGATTTGCTTGACATTACCCTGACGTCAACATACCCTGTTCGTCTTATCTGAGACTTTATAATTCGTGATATTTCATTGACTATATCGTTATGTCTGACAGAATCCTGATATGATCTTATATCCACCTTGATTAGCGGTGAATGTAAGAAATCTGAACCGTATAATCCAAAATATTTTATAGATTCATCTACTGGTTCAACTACAACTATATCTCTACGATCATCAACAAACCCTACCTTTTTTTCTTCCCATACTTTCTCTAGTCTAGGAGTAATCCCAGCATCTCCTGCTGATCCCCAATTATCATTAATCATATTAATGAAATCATCAATTACATCGTATACTGCTATTCCCATTCCATTCCCTCTTCGTCTACATGTTTATAAAGTTCCTTATAATGTGGTGCCATCCAGTGTTCAGAACCATTAAAATGTTGAATTTTAATTAATACTCCAGTCTCCTTATCAGTATATGTCTTATAATGTTGTTTTGAACCATTGTCATGTATGTTTCTTTGTATTGCAAATGTCACACCTGATAAGAAATCATCTAAAAATTCTTCAAATGATTTTATTGATTTTTTGTCTAATGCTTTAAATATTTGGTTACCTAAATCATCGAACTTTGGTTGGTATTTTTTATCATATGTATATCTCTCGTAACTATGTTTTGTTCTTTTCCTATGTAAATTTCTTTCTCTTATTTTACTAGAATAGTCAGCATATGCACTTGAAACAACATGTAAGTTATCACCTATCCATTGACTCTCTACCCATAAATTTAATGAACTCCAATTTACCCATGTTCCAGCAGGAATGTTTGCATTCTCATTTATTTCTAACACCTGTCTAAATTCTTTATCTTCTATTTTATCATCATCTTCCATTCCTTTAGTTATAAGATTTACAGCATTCTTTGTATATCCTCTTTTATTATAATATTCCCTAACGAAACTTAAATCATTTGATTTTTTCATAAATATAGCTTCTTCTAATACTTCAATAAATCCAATCTTACTATCAGTTAATTTTCTAACATGTTTAGTAATACCACCTTTTACACCACCTAGAGAATGTCCCTGTAGTATTAAATCAGCACCAAGTGTCAAGGGATCACGAAGATTTCTCTTCTATTATTGATACATTTCTCGATGTCTTCACGCCATTCACGTTTAACCTGACCTATATTGATACCTTCTCCACCCATTGGTATTGTATCCATTCTGAAACTGGTGTTCATAATTTCCATTGCAACCATTTTTACAACACAGTCCTGAATATCATATGGAATTTCAGTATCACCTGCAAAGTTTTCTCCACCGTAACGATATGTTACTCTACATCTGTTTTTTCTGAGTATGGAAAAAATATAACCTCTGAGATGTACTGTACCTCTTTCATAATTTACATCATACCATGACTCGTTTCCAAGGATGTTTGTCCAGTTTGAAGCTGCACCTTCCCAAATCTCGATCTTGTCACCCTGGTCTACATCAAATTCGTATATGTTCCTGTGTTGAAGGAAGATAGGAGTACCCCATCCAAAAGTGTAAAGTAAAGGTAAATCGTGAAGTTCTTTTGTCTTTGTCTTGCTTCTCCATGCATGTCCCATTCTTCTGTCAAGTTCCTCCTCCTTTCGATTTATGAGTTTCGTGACCTGAGTCTTGTTTGGAGTAGTAGTAGCAGTGATAGGAACACGTAGAAAATCGGATACATCAGCGACGGTACAGTAAACAGGAGTTGCCATGAATATATAAGCGTTGCTTTCTATTTAAATATTATTAGATATTCTGCTGATCCTGTGACATCTGCATATATACCTGCTTCAAATCGTCTGTTAATGCTTCCCAAGTCCTGGACATCCTCTCCAAAGACTGTAAACTCGACAGCTGCGGAACCAGTTGTACCGTTTCTTAGTTCAATCTTAGCCCCACTTGAACCTGCCTTCATTACTTTGACAGCAACAATTACACCGTGAGCACCTTTGATCAAGGTATCTGAATTGATATTAACTACATTGTGATTAAGTTCAACCATAAATATTGATAATGAGTATAATATATAAGTATTATTAAAAGAAAAAAAGGTTAGAAACCTGTTACACGAACGCGAATAGTCATACTATTCACTGCTGTGTCAGCGTTATCTAGTTCCTCAAGTGCTACAACTGTTGCTGTTGCACTTGTTGGAGTATGACCATAAGCTTTAACTTTTCCAGTGGCTGCTGCTCCAGCTGTTGCTGGTGCGTATTGCAAAAGTAGACCTTTATTAGCATGGAGAATTTCTGCTCCGATTACTGTACTGATTCTACCGCCCAAAGAAAGGTCAACTGTATTACCGTTTGTTGCATAATTGTCTGAAGCACCATAGGTGACATCGACAACAACTGACTTTAATTTGGAAGTCAATTCTGCTTGAACGGCTAGAGTTTTTCCTGTTAGACTCTTATGGTCTGAATTCTGTGCGACTGTGATTGCCATTAATAAGTGTAGGAAAATACTTGTATATATATTTAAAAAAATAAAATATAGTATTTTATTCTAGAGTTTGATATCTCTAATCTTACCTTGTGATTTGAAGTGTCTACAAACTGTTTCGCCCATAGTTCTGAATACACCTTTCTCAACAAATGCATTGTTTACGAATGGGTAACCAGGTGAACGTCTAGTTGCTTCATAGTATTCGGTTGGGATTGCGACTTGAATTCCGAGTCTTGGGTATCCATAACCTTCTGCATCAGATGTATCTAATGCAAATAGTCTACCAACTTCATCTCCGCCACCAGATGGGGCGTCTTTGGTTGGGATGTATGGGATTCCATAGATAGAGTCTACATGAATTCCTACTCCAGTACCCTTAAATGTTTGGATACCATTTACGTCGATTTGTACGAGTGCTTCACCGTAAGGGTTTGCGATACGGACTGAAGGCATGTACAAGCCTTGTATTTCTGAGTAGACTTCGTGAGAGCCTAGGAAAACGTTTGGGTCTTTACCTGCTGCGATTCTAACCTTTCTGAGGAAAGTTCTTAGAGTGTCGTCAGTAAGGACTCCGTCGGTACCAATTGTACCAGAAGCAGATTCTACTGTACAGTCAAAGTCTGTACCAGAATCTCTGTCTACAGTTGCGTTAGCAGCCCATGGGTCGTACATACCTGTGTATGTTCCGCCTAATGCATCCTCTTCAGCATCGGAAGAAATAATTCTGTCCAATGATTCAAAGTCTGTACTACCAGCGTTATTAGCACTGGCACCTGCTGCTTCACTTTCTACGTCGGCAAGTAGCATTCTATTAAGGAATTCCTTATGTTGAACTGCCATATAGAGTCTGAGTGAGCCGAGACCTCCCCAAATGTCGTCTTTTGAATGTGTAGACAACCACTCCATAACTTCTGATGCACTGAAAGGCAACTGAGCTGTCTTTGGACGTACATCTAGTTCTTGTAGTGTTGGTTTTACGGTTTCTGCTATACTGCCACCTTCACTGGTTCCACCCAAGGTAGTATTACCATTGGTTGTATTCAATGTTGGTTTTGCAGTTATGACCCTCCATCCAGATTTATCCCAAGGGTATTTTGGGAGAACTCCGAATGCGTTGGCTTCAAGGTTTAATTGAGCCCATGCATATGCACCAAAGATGGCGTTGAATGTGCCAGCTGTTGATGTTGTTACTGGGGCGTCAGCCTTTCTCAACAAATTGCGGTTGTATCCATAATGAAGTGCCTCAAGTTCGTCTATTGTTCGGATTTGAGTCATCTTAGTATGTTCCTACTTCGTCAGAAGTTGGTGTATAATATTTGCCGGCAAGAATGTTTTGTGCAACCTGACTTAAACCTTCGAATCCATTTGCTCTAGCATCTTTTAAGATTGGACTGTAGTCTTTTCCAGAAGATTTCTCGATTGTCTCGAGTGCTGCATTTGGTCGTGGGGTTTCAGTTGTAAAAGTGTGTGATGCTTTGTTAACTAAGGCTTTTTCTTGCATAGCAAGATTTCCTTTGTCTCCTTCTGGTTTCTTTTCACCGGATTTATCGTCATCTAAACCAGCTTGTCGCGAGTTTGATTGATAAGTGTCTGGTGCTTTTACTTCAGCTCCTATGTCATCTTTATCAGAGACTTTTGGGACTAAAGGTAAATCAGTTGGTGTCTCTAGTGCTTTAATGCGGTCACCTAGGGATTTTTGTCCGTCGATGATTGCTTTAAGTTGCACTGAGATAGCATCGAAAGCTTTATTTTTGTCTTCGACTTCTTCTTCAGTTTTTTCAACTTTAGGTTCTTCGTCGACAATTTCAGCTTTAACTTCTTCTTCAGGCTTCTTTTCTAATTCGTTTGCCATATTACTATCAGATTCTTGATTTTCGTTCTTTATATAGTTTTCCTCATTTATATCCTTTTCCTTTACTTCGGATACCTGTGCAATGTCATCAGCTCCCTGTTGGGATGTATTATAACCGCCCAGTCCTCTCAATCCACCGTCCGGTTGTTGTAAATCTTTTTTCTTATCTTTATCATCTTCTTCATCTTTAACTTCTTTTGGTTGTGGTGCACCAGTTCCTTGCCATTCTTCTTTAACAGCAACATTTCTTCTACCTGATGAACCATCTTCATTTACGTCTTGATTATACATTGAGTGATGATTACCATCCATCTCAGAATCGGAATTACCTTCAGATGTAGTTCCTTGTTCACCTTTCACAAATGAACCTACAATTTTCTCTGCCTGTTCTTTGGTCTTTCCATCTGCTACTAATTTTGATACTTTACCATCAAATGTATCTTCCTCTGTTAGGTCTGCATCTTTGTTAACGTAGCAACCATATTTGTCACATTTGATCAACATTTTACCGTTTCCTAAATCTTCTGCCATAGTTGAAGCCTTTGCCAGTGGATTGTAGTCAGTAATTAATGCCAACGGTACTGCCGGATCTGCACATACCGCAACTTCATAATGTTCTAGGTCTCCTAGAGTATAAGCTATAGAACCATCTTTCATTCGAATTGGCTGTCTTTCTGCCTTGGTTGCACCACCAAATGACAATCCCTTATATTCTCCTGATTTAATTTTACCCCATATATCATTATCCAATTCATAATTCTTGTGAATCTTTCCTGTAATCTTAATTGCCGGTAACATCTCACCATCCTCACCCTTTACCTCAACTCTTGCAAAATTTATACCTTTACCAACAACCCGGTTGGAATGTGTATCAGTAATTGGTGCACCTCTGTCCATCCATATTGGAAGAACCTTCATTAATTCATCAGTGATTGTTACCTCGCCCTGTTTGTCTCTCATCTGGACAGTAAGAACTCCCTCGAAGAACCGATCATCAGTCTCGGTAGGTACAAGGGATTTCGTTATCAGTGTTCTAAAGAACAAGCTATCCATAGTAAGAATTGCACCTTATTTACTTATAAAGTTTTATAAAAAGATAAAAAGTGGTGTAAAAACACACTAATTATTGATTAACTTTCTTTGCTTTACTGACGGCATAATCAACAGAAAATCCTGCTGTTAAACCTATTAGGACTAATCCTAATGTGTCAATACCTGACAAAGATATTGTCTGTGAGATAGCAATACCTGCAAATCCAGATACAATTACTGCACCGAAGAATTTCTTGATGTCATATCTTGGTTCGTCAGAACCTAGAAATCCTCTGATGGTATTTAGTATAGCACCGGATACTGTGGCAATTACTACTGCTAATAAGGCTTCAACCATGAAATCATCACGATAATCATTCTATTTAAAGTTTCATGGATGATTTAGTCATAAACCATAAATATCAATCATCTTTCAACAATTCTTTTACTAGGTCATCCAGTTCGGAATCTGCATTTTCCGGATGTAATCTGTTGGATTGTCTGTCTACTGCCTTGGCTAGAATAATTAATGTTTTTTGTAGTCTCGATACCGTTTCACATAAACTCTTTTGTGTATTGCTCATTTTTCTAAAGAATGCAAATAATCCACTGCCCATGCCTATAAGAGTAGCCAAAAGCAAAGGTTCAAGTATAGATGAAAACAGATCCATGTATTTAAATGTACCCATTAATATTTAAATTTGATTGCTATTTATCTGTAATAGGTACGAGATATCTTTCTCTTATCATTCCCAATAATACCAGAGGGTCATCCTCTAACATTTCAGAGAAATCCTTGTCAATATTACTAGCCTTGAATCTGCCACATGCATAGCATACATATACAATGTTAGTTTTGTCAGTGTATCCGAATTTCTTGCTTCCACACTCACAATCAATCATGTCTTCCATAAGTTTGGTACCAATCATTTATTAATAAGTATTAGGTTTGTTTTGTATGGCATCATCTTTTCATATTTACGAAAATTTGACAGAATATAAACGTATTTATGGTATGTTTGCAGATAATCCAATGCATCATGTAGACCTTATAGACATGTTTATCAAGGGTAGCAAGCTCTGGATAGTCACAAATACCAGTAAATTGAAGGAAAAACCTGAACTAAGAAAGACAATAGTACATTTCAGGAACGGTTCTGCCGAGGATTATATGGAAGGTGACGAAATTTGTATAACTTTTGACAAGATTAGGTACAATTCTTGTAAACAATTATTAGAATTACATCCAAGAATTCTAAAAAAACCCCTAATGTCCATAAATATAGGAAGATATTATGGAGAAAAGGTTAAAGGTAAGAAGAAGATTAACTATGAGTATAGGTTTTATGATTTGGTAAGAGACAGAATAAACTTGGTGTTAGCATGTTAGGGATGTTTAAGGTTATAGAATTATTGAATGAAACAAATAGAAAACTGACCAAGACAAACGAACTGCTTGAACAGATAGAAGAAAATCTTAGAGTTCCCAATTTGGTTGAATGGGCAAAATTAAGAAATTCATTAACAAAGGTTACTTCCGATAAGACTTAGTTTCGCCAGAACTCATTATTTTAGCCCAGTCCTTTCCATGCTTCTTTCTCATGTTGACCCAGAAAGGATCAACTTTGAACATTCCTCCCTTTTTATTATAGTCTCTTGTAACATTTGCTATTCTTCTGTGACATGTATTACAAAATCTTCCATTTACCTGTTCGATTTTAAACTTGTATTCTCCACAAAAATAACATAAACCATAATGTTTGTCCGTAATTTTTGCCAATAACGGCTCACGACCCTTTTTTCCGGCACAGTCTCCACATATATCGGCTATTGTAGCTGCCGCTACATCAACCTTCATACATCCAAGACATACAGCCTCCTTGTAATTATCGACTCTGGTGAATTCATCCTTTTGATGTTTGTCCCAAAGTTTCTTTGTAAGGTCGTTTGCGTTTTTATTAGTTCCTAATTTAGTTGGCAATACCTACATCCTTTTTGATGTTCAATATATCTTTATGGCATTTTGTAAGTGCCGTTATAATTGAACTGTGATCGGTATTCTTTACTGCAAATGCAATGTCACCAAGTAATGATTGTATAATACTGGATGTCTCACTTACAGGTTTTGATTCTTTTTTTACAACCTTCTTCACTACCTTTGGTGCTACGGTATTCTTTTCCGTCTTTGTCAGACCCTTTGTTGTGCTAGCTTTCTTCTTCATCTTCCCACCTCCTTGTCATTCCTAATTCTGTCTTTACAAGATCTCTTGCCTCTCTTACTGTCATGCCTGCCTCCTTTCTTAATTTGTCAACCGTGTCTCCCTTGTTCCATTGGAAGTCTATTGCATCCTGTAATGTTGACTTTACAATTTCAAAGTTTGTTGGCGTAATGCCTTGAGGGAACTTTGGAGTTGCATCCAAACCTAATGATTTGTTCTGAGAACCGGGTTTCTTTTGAGGACTGCCTTGCATAAGTCCACCTACTCTTGATGGTTGGTTAGGGGATGGTTCTCCTTCAAATCTTTGAGTGTCTTCTTTAGGAGCTGCTGTACCTCTACCTCGTCCTCCAGGTTTTTTCATATTCTCTCCTGGCTCTCCTCCCTGATCACCCAACATCATTTCTTCCAAAGAGATGACAGGATCCTTTGATACCTTGAACTCACCTGTGTGGGTTCTAGTAATTTCAAATCCTAATGTTTGTAGTGATTTCATGTTTTCAATCTCTACACCTTGAATTTGCAAGTCTCTAAGTTTGTCTGTTTCTTCACCAGTCTTTAATCGAAGTTCCCAATCTGTAACACCGTTGAGTTTTGCAATTTTTTTGAAGAACGAGTTAAGTAAAATTTCCTGTCCCCATTTAATGGCTCTGTTTGTAATTGTAACTTGAAGTCCTTCTTGAGACCAACCAGTTGGAAGTTCACCAAAGTAAAGTGGAAGCACACCATAAATTGCACCGATGATCATTCGGAGTTCTCTTCTAATTTCTGTAAACTGTAATTCTTTTAATGAACCGGTAAAGTCAAGCCATTGTGCCATGTTACCTGCACTTCCCTTATCACTCTCTACAAGTAGGGGGTGAATCATGTAAGGATCTTCCTGTGCCTTTTGTTCAAGTACGTCCCATGACTTTCTAAAGGTTTCATAGTTACGTGAGGCTACTACAAGCATTCCTCTTGGTGGTCTCATCTTGTCAAAGTATTTTCTAATATACTCGTCCATATGGGACAAAGCCATTACCTTACTCCATACTGCATAAATTGGTGAGAATCCATAAATTAAGCCGGGTTTGTATTTACCAGCCCTGAATATAACCTCTCCTTCACCATAGATAACACGCTTGGGTTGTGGTATTCCTACTGAGTATACAGAGTTTACCTCTATCATAGCCTTCAATGCCTTGGTTCCACAGATGGTACAATGGTCTTCTACCAATCTTTTGTTTCTGTGTTCGAATTTTGGACATACATATACTGGATTATGCTTGTCATCATATCCAATTCTACCATCAGAGTCGGCAATCATGGCTACCTGTGGCGGATCCAGTCTAAGCAACTCTTTGATTTCTGTCTTTTCAGGTACAATTTCTTTTGTAGTATCATCTATAAAGTAGTTTTTAAGCACAAGCAGATATGCATTGTCGGCAATTTCCAGGTCTCGTTCCAACTGTCTTACTATGTCTTCAAAACTTTGTCCGTTGCCGTTAACCTCGTCATGCAAGATACCTTCCAATACCTTTCTGTGTGTTGGTTCGGGTCTCAACAAGTCGGTAGACAGGCAATAATCACACTGTAATCCGGCTTCTCTTGATCTTGCATCTTCAGTTGTAGTGAAATCGGTCTCTTTCTTGACCAGTGCCTTACTTGTAGTTGTACTACCTACTGTTGACTCGTTGTCCTCGTTGGTAGAATTTGGCTGTTCGTCCGCTATGTCGGATGCAAGAGGCTTGTATTGGAACTCTTTGGCACAGTTGTTACACTTGTACTTCCATGATTCGACTATCTCGAATCCATTTTTGAACATCTCACGATTAATAGTCTCAATAGGAATTCTCAAAGCATCAATATTGTCTGCCAACTCATATATCATTATGAGTGGGAATGGGAAAATTGGGAGTTTGGCACCGGTATCGGTACTCATGTAAGGTTGTGCTATAGATGGACGTACTGTGGTCTCTGTGTATGACTTGTTAAGACTGGTTAAATTTTTCCTTATGTTGGAGAAAGAACTACGAATGCCCATAGTTTATTTGAAAATTGGATGTTAATAAACTTTGTTAAGAATATGTCGAAATTTGTACTAATAATGACATGTGCCAATTGATTCTGAAGTACATTTGCATTTAGGTCTT